GATCACTGAGCAGACTCAGCGCACCCGTATGCCAGAGCATCCTCTCTATGTCTCCGCAGAATCAGCCGCCGCCTACTATGACGCCATCAAGTAACACCTGCCCCATCTGTGGGGAATCATCATGCCTCGGAAACGAGTGCTCGCCTCCTTACGAGGATGAACAAGAATGCCCAGCCTGTGACGGGCATGGATGCACTCACGTCAATGGATACAAGCTGGACACCTGCCAAGTGTGCGAGGGAACCGGCCATGAAAAACCTCGCTGTCCAGCTTGCGGGACTGCGATGGGAATAAACCCGCTTGATGGCAAGCTAGGGTGTCCTCATGTGGCTTGCTGCTACATCGGCGATACGCCAAAGGCTCCAGCGCCACGCTGTGAGAAGTGCGGCGCGTGGCTCCATGAAACCGAACAAAAGCACGGCTGTATCATGTGCCAAGCAAAGGAGGCAAAATGAAAGAGCGCCTTCTTTGGTGGTCTGGGTTCGCAGTCCTGTCCGCGTGCTTCCTTGCTTGGGTTCGCATCACCTTCGATATTTTGCACGCGATGCCATGACCCCCGAAGAATACAAAGCCACCCGCGAGCGCCTCGGCACACAAGCCGAGGTTGCTCTCATGCTCGGAGTAAACCGAGTTACGGTAGCGAAGCGGGAGAACGGCACCATGACCATCACCAACGAGGCAGTCCTGGCTATTCAGTCGCTCCGCAGGCCGAGAGGTAAACGCAAGTCAGAGAACGCTTCAGATCAGGCGACGGCGAGCGAATGACTTTGTAAACAGGACAGGCAGCATACGAGCCGTTGCCTGCATCTGATTTGTTCTGGCTCGAACTACCCAAGACAACATACTATGACATCACGCGACTTCTGCTATTGGCTGCAAGGCTACTTTGAAATCACCGAAGAACTCAAGGACGGGCGAGGCATCGGGGCTGGACAAACGGAAATGATCCGCCGCCATCTGGCTCTCGTGTTTAAGCATGAGATCGACCCTTCCATTCCCGACCCAACGGGAGAACTACAGGCCATCCACGATGGGAAACCACCGTTTCAGGCCAAACCACCATTCGCCGGTGACATCACGCTGCGCTGCTAGCCAGAACCAACAGCTCGCCGACCAGCGAGCCTAAGCGAGCGCCGTTCGGCGCTGCGGACGTTCGCCGCCCATCTTCGTCCTTCGTCATTCTGGTTTCGTCCTTCCCGCCTCCGGCGGGCCGCTTTGACACCCGCGCTCCCGCGTGGCAGCTCCCCTCAATTCCGAACTCATCATCACCGCCCTGCTGCGGCAGGCCCGCGCCAAGCCGGATGCCATGGCCTGGCTGATGGAACTGCACACCGCCGCCACTGACGCGGTGCTGCGTGGCGACCAATACGTCACCAGCACCAGTTTTAAAGGGCAGACCATGGCCGCGCTGCGTGACATGCCTGCCACCACGCTCCTCCAGATCCTCGAAGTCACCTTGCAGCGCTACGAGGCCGAAACCGCCGCAGGCACCACGCAGAGCATCCCCGGCGGCACCGATTTCAGCCAATCCTACACCCGCTGCTAACATGAGCCGCCGATCGAAACTCGCCAAACAAGCCCGCGAAGCCCTGGTCACCGATGCGCCCGCCAATCGCGATCAAGCCGCCACCACGGCCGGGCCGTTCCTGCTGCTCGGTCACAATGGCTTTCAAGCCGCCGGCAATGATCCCGCGCGTGGCTACATCTACTGGCCGACGACCGACACCCGCCGCCAGATCACGAGCTGGACGCGCAACGAAGTTGCCCGCAAGATTCAGTTCCTTTACAACCACTTCGGCTTCATCCGCCGCCTCGTGAACGGCATGGCCACGATGCTTGGCTACCTCACGCCGCAGCCCACCACCAGCGATGAAGAATGGAACGAGCTGGCGTTTGAGGCCTTCATGTCCATCGCAGGCAGTGCGCAGGTGTGGGACATGGCGGGCAAGTTCGATTTCTTCGGCGGTCAGATCCAAGATAACATCAGCATCTTCCGTGATGCGGATGTTTTGTGCGTCAAGACCATGAGCCAAGGCGGCCGCGCTCGCATGGCCTACTACGAATCGCACCAGCTCTGCAATCCGCCGAATGCAGGCCCGGATTGGGTGGACGGCGTGCAGATTTATCGCGGCCGCCACATCGCCTACGGCATCCGCGATGGCGATGATCCGACGAATGTGACCGTGATCGAGGCCTGGAAATGCATCTACATGACCCGCTTCGAAAATCGCGGGCAGGTGCGGCCTCTCTCCATCCTCGCCGCCGCTGTGCTCAACATGCAAGACGTGATCGAGACGCGCGGCTACAACAAGCACGCCATCAAATCGCAGTCCCGTTTCGGCACCGTCATCGAGACCGATGCCGTCGCTACCGCTCCCGTTGGGGTTCCCGGCGGCCCCGGCGCAGGCACCAACATTCGCGTGCCGATCACCAAGCCGGATGGCACCACCGCCACGATCAATATGGAGGCCGTCTATTCCGGCGGCGTCACCCCCGGCCTTGCTCCCGGCCAAAAAATGAAGGTCATCACCGACGACCGGCCGTCGATGAACAACCAAGCCTTCGAGGAAGCCCTGCTCAAAGACTGCTGCTACACCGCTGGAGTCAGCTACGAGCGCCTCTGCAATCTCGCCGGACTCACCGGCCCCGCCCTGCGCACGCTGAACAGCGATGAAAAGCGCTGGGTCAAGCTCAACCACTACGAGCAGAGCAAGCGCATCCACAATCAAGTCATCTACACGCTTTCGCTCGAAATGGCCGCAGGCCGCCTCCGCCAGCCCAAGCTGCAGCCCGGCGAGCTTTGGACGCAGGCTTTCCAATACATCGGCCTCGCCGCCAGCGATATCGATGGAGGCCGCACCGCCGCCGCCACGCTCACCGATCTCAAATCCGGCCAGACCACGTGGCTGGAGACCTGGGGAGCCAAAGGAGCCTACTGGAAAAAAGCCATCAAGCAGGCCATTTCCGAGACCATCTTCGCGGAAGTGGAATGCCTCCGCCAATCCGCCGCCGCAGGACTCCCCGAGGGCCGCGTCACACCCGAGCGCGTCTTCCCAGATCGCTACACGCTCCCCACGCCACCGCTCACTGGCGTCGCCCCGCAGGCCGTCGATGGCGATGCGCCCGATCCGCAAAACGAACCCGAGCCCATCGAATAACACCTCACCGGGGTCCACACGTGTGGACCCCTTCCCGCTTTATGAAAGCCCTCCGCTCCCTCCCTCGCATCGCCGCCCGCATCTATGCCGAGCCCTGGCTCATTCGTGAATCCAAACACGAGACCATCCGCTCTCAATTCCGCGCCGCTCTGCTCACCGCCAAAAAGCCGCAATGCGATGATGATGGCGAAGAAGACGACTACGCCCCCAAGCTCCAGCAGCGAGCCGAGATGGACTGCCTCGCGCACCTCGAAATCGAGCAAGGTATCGCCATCGTGCCCGTCACCGGCATCCTTGGAAAGCACCTCGACATCCTCGAAACCATGTGCGGTGGCTACGACCTCGACAAGCTGAATGCGCAGTGCCTCGCGCTCATGAATCGCGCCGATGTGCAGACCGTCGTCTTCCACTTCAACACGCCCGGCGGAGCCGCCGCCGGTGTCGCCGATTCCGCGCAGTGCATGCTCGATCTCGCCGCCAGCGGTCGCAAGCTCATCGCCTACTGCGACGAGGCCTGCTCCGGGGGCATGTGGCTCGCCGCCGCCTGCGATGAGATCCACTGCGGGCAAAGCGCCATGCTTGGCAGCATCTCCGCCATGTGCGCCATCCTCGATGAATCCAAAGCCTTCGAGATGGAAGGCCTGCAAATGCAAGTCTTCACCGATGGAGCCCTTAAAGGTGCCGGCATCGAAGGCACCAGCCTCACCCCCGCGCAGCGCAGCGACATCCAGGCCCGCGTCGAGCACATCGGCAGCATGTTCAAGACCTTCATGCAGACCCGCCGCCCTGGCATCACCCCCGAGCTCATGCAAGGCCAGTGGTTCTACGGCGATCAAGCCGTCGCCAACGGCCTCGCCGATGCCATCCACCCCACGCTCGCCCACTGCATCGCCAGCTTGATGTAATCAGGTCAATTCGGTCAATTCGGTCCACCGCGTAAAGCGCGGCCTTTGACACCTCCGCCGCTGCGTCACCACGACGCACCATGCTCCGCCCTCACACTCCTCTCTTCAACGCCGCCAGCGATGCACCGGATGCCGGTGGTCAAGGCGCACCCGCTCCCGCCCCGGCTCCTGCCGTTGAAACGGCACCCGATGCCGCGCAGGCCCCCAAGCCCGGCGTCATCGCCACCGCCACCGCGCTGCTGCGGGGAGCGAATGCCAATGCCGCCACCGTCGCCGCCCTTCGCGCCGATCTCACCGCACGCGATTCCACCATTGCCGATCTCACCGCGCAGATCGCCGCACGCGATGCCACCATCGCCAGCCAGCTCGCCGAGCTGAACACCTTCCGCACCGAGGCCGCCAATCTGCAAGCCGTCGTCTCCACCTTGGAGAAGGAGAAGAAGGATGTGCAGACCGAAGTCATCCACCAGCTCGCCGCTTCCGGCCTGCCTGAAGGCCAGCTCCCCGCCACGACCTCCGCATCCAATGCCACCAAGAGCGTCGAGGAACTGTGGGCCGAAGCCGAGGCCACGCATGATCCCGTCGAGAAAGGCAAGCTCGCCGCCAAGGCCCGAGCCGAGGCCGAGAAGATCAAAGCCGCCCGCGAAAAAGCCCACCTCAACTGATCCACGTTTGACATTCCACCGCACCCTGAAGTCCCACACTCACCTCTAAATCATCATGCCCCTCACCCTCGCCGTCTCTCAGCTTCTCGCGCTGAACATCGAATCGTTCAAGAAGCGCGTCCCTGCCCTCGCACTGATGGGCACCGATTTCACCGGCATGGATCTGCGTTTGAACGCAGCCGCCATCGCCCACATCCCCACGCTTCCCAGCGCCAGCACCTACGTGGCCGGCAGCGGTGGCTACAAAAACGGCGCGGCCTCCGCCCGTGGCCTGTGGATCGATGTCCCGCTCACCATTGACCAGTGGCCCACCGTCCCGCTCAAGCTGGCGCACACTGATCTCATCACCGATGGTAAGCAGCTCGACTACAATGCCAACATCGCCGATGGTGGCTACGTGCTCGGTAAAGGCATGGTTGATTACGTTCTCGGCCTGGTGAACAGCCTCCGCTTCAGCCAGGGCAGCACCATCGCCACCGCTGACTTCGATGTCGATGCCCTCATCGCCATCGGGGAAGCCATGAACGGCAAGACCGAAAGCAACGACCGCTACCTGCTCGTCAACAGCGCCGTCGCTTCCGTCCTCGCCGCCGATCAACGCCTCATCAACTCGCAGTTCTTCGGAGCGGCGCAGGGGGGTGAAACCATCCGCGTCTGGCGCAATGCTTTCGGCTTCCGCGAGATCCGCGAGTATGCCGATCTCCCCACGAACACCGGCACCGCGCTCACCAGCGTCACCTGCGCCAACAGCGGCGATGTCTTCACCAAGACTGCCCACGGTCTCAAGACCGGTCAGCGTGTGCAGGCCACCGGCTTCTCCGCGGGCTTCTCCGATGCTTACGCATTCGTCATCTACGTCAGCGCCAACACCTTCCAGCTCGCCACCACGCGTGCCAATGCGCTGGCTGGCACCGCTGCCGCTGTCTCCGCCGATGGCACCGGCGGCACCGTCCAGCCGAAGGAAAACATGAGCGCCTTCGCCTTCGAGCGCCGCGCCTTCGCCATCAAAGGCGGCTCGCCGCCCGCTCGCACAGGCGATCTCGCCGCGCAGCTCGGCATCCCGCAGTCCACCATCATCGAGTCCATGCTCGATCCGGTGAACCAGATTGCCATGGGCATCGCCAAGTTCCAGGAGGAAGGCACTGCCGATCTCTACGTCGTGCCCACCATGCTCTACGGAGCAAAAGTGGGTGGCGATGTCAGCGACACCGCAGGCGTCACTGCTGGCGCCGGCCTCGACTACGCCGGTCACATCATCCGCAGCGCGTAAAGCGCCTCACGCTTCAGCGTCTCCTCTGCGCCCGCTCCCTCACCGGAGCGGGCGCTTCGTTTGACACCCTTCCACCTTCGTCATTCCGCATTCTTCATTCGTCATTCCTCATTCCGCCATGTCCCTCCACATCCTCATCGGCCACTCCCTCCCCGGTCAACGCGGCACCGCCACCGCCCTCTACGCTGGCCCCTCCGGTCAAGACCTGCGCCTCGCCCAAAACGCGGCCCCCGCCCACATCGCCTCGTTCACCATCCTCAACAACGCCCTCGGCATCCGCAAACGCAATCCGGCCTACATCGCGCCCGTCAACGAAGTCAATGCGGTCAATGACGCCGAGGCCGAGGCCGCCGAAGCCGCCGCCAAGGCCAAAGACGACGCCGAAGCCGCCGAAGCCGCCGCCAAAGCCAAAGGCTCCAAGAAAGCCTCGTAACCCCTTACCCTCAGCGGGTGCTTCCTCGCCCGCTGTTGTTGGTGCTAAAAAACCCGTCGCGTCTTTGGTTGGGGCGCGGCGGGTTCTTTGCGTTCACACGCAATCTTGACCCCTTGACTCCTTGACCCCTTGACTCCTTGACCCCTTGACTCCTTGACCTCTTGCCCCTTGCCCCCTTGACCTCCGCCTTTTGACACCCGCTCTCAGGCATGCTCACCCCGCAGGAAATGTTCAAGGAAGCAGTCGCCTTCGGCATGGCGACCTCGCCGTTTGCCACGACGGCGAAAGATCCGCTTTATCTGCTCAAAGGGGCGGCGCGAATCCCACTGAAGGGCTGCACCATCGATGAGGATGACAATGCCGCCAAGGCCGAGGAATACGGCCTGGATCGCAAATACACGCTCAAGGCGCACATCCCCAAAACACTCCTCACCACCGCTCCGAACCGGGAGCTCGACAAGCTCGAATACCGCGGCCGCATCTACGACATCGATGCGGTGTCTGGAGCTGCGGCGCACTCGCCGGTGTGGGATGTCGAGGCCTCCTGCCCCATGAAATCATGAAGCTCGCCGATTCCAGCCTCGAAATGTTCATCGCCACCTTGTTCCGTGATTACCTCGCGCATGCGGACAGCGTCCGCGCTGGTGTGCCGGATGCCACGGCGCTGCCAAAAAAGGTCTTCGACATGGCCGTCCAGCCGGAGCTGCCCTCGCTCGTCATCGTGGCAAAAGAGAACAACAGCAAAGGAGCCAAACGCATCGTCAACCTCAGCTTCATGCAGCTCTCGCGATTGGTGGCCGATGATGACGCCGCCGCCGCCGTCACCAATGCGCAAACGACCGCCGAGCTGCTCGCCAGCATGGCGAAGATCGAGCAGCGCCTCCGCATCATGGAGACCGGCGAAGATGACGACGGTCCCTTGCTTGGCTGGAAGGCCTGGCATGCCAGCCTCGATGCCGAATGGCGTGAAGGCTACCGTATCATGAAGCTCGTCCACCAAGGCTGCGCCCCCATCCATCGCAAGACCGACCAGCGCGTCATCATCGCCGCCTGCACCATGGAGGTTCATCTCGTGCTCGTGCCGGTTTGAGTTCGTAGTTCGGGCTTCAGCCCGTCCGCTTTGACACCCCGCCCTCATCATCCTCGCCGATCCCTGAGCCTTCCACCCTTTAGCCCTCTTTTCCCATGCCCTTCAATCCGCACGCTCTTTTCGGTCCTCTCGTCGCTGGTGACCTCGACGAATACAACGACTCCGGTGCCGTCAATAAATCCTTCGAGTTCACCTCGCGCGTCGAGACCGTCGAGAAGCGCCGTCACAGTCCCTCCATCGCAGGCACCGCGCTCACCAGCGTGACATGCGCCAACACCGGCGACACCTTCACGAAGAGCAGTCACGGACTCGTCACCGGCCAGGCAGTCACGGTGGCAGACTTCTCCGCCGGCATCGCCGCAGGCACCTACTACGCCATCCGCGTCGATGCCAATACCTTCAAACTCGCCAGCAGCCCCACCAATGCCTATGCAGGCACCGCCGTCGCCGTGAGTGCCGATGGCACCGGTGGCGTCGTCACACCCATCACGCTCGCCAGCTATCGCCAGATCGGCCAAGTGCAAGTCTTCTACCTTGGCGCACAAGGCACGCAAAAGATCGAGCCCATCCCCACCGCCGCCGGAGCCTTCACCGGCCTCGCCCTCGTCGGTCCTGGTGAGCACCTCGCCCTCGCCAATTTCCAAGCCGATGCCGAGATTCATCGCATGAACAACGATGCCACCAAGCTCCTCATGGTCACCGAGGTCAAGCAAGCCCGCAGCGTCGAGAACCCGGCCGACATCGACATCTCCTGGACCTACTTCCCGAAGATCGCCGCGCCGGTGTAATCCACCGCTTCCGCAGATTTCACCGCCGCCCTCGCCATGATCCCCGCCCTTTACCATCAGCACCGCAGCACGCCGCTGCCATGCTTCATCGCGGTCGATCATGGCGATGGCACCGTGAGCCTCACCAGGACCGAAAACGAGCCTCCCTTCATCCGCTGCCCTCTGCGCCCCACTGCCTCCACCGGCTGCGCTTCACTCCCTCCGACTTCGTCTCCGCCTCCTCCTCCGCCTCCCTCTGCGGAATCGGCGGCCCCATTGACACCCCGTCGCCCTCGAAAGCGAAACTCAGCACTGAGCACTCAGCACTGAGCCCTTTGCCTTCCCGCCCATCCCTTCGCCCATCCCTTCCATGACACCCAATGCTGCCACCGCCAACGCGGTCCAAATCATC